AAAATAAATTTGGATGTGAATTAAAAGGAGCAATTCAACAATTTCAAACTGAAAATGGTCTTACTGTTACAGGAGATTATGATAATGCTACAATGAAATTTGCAACTAGTTTAAAGAAAAACAAATATGTATTTAAAGATCAATTCGGTGTTAAACAATTTGTTGAACAATGTCAAATAGCAAATCGACAAGTAATTGATGTAGTTACTAATATAAAAGTTCCGGAGGGCGGATTTACGTACGGAATTAAAGGCGATGTTGAATTTTATCGAGTACAACAGTTGATGATAGAATATTTTGAAAACTTATTAAAAATACCAAAAGCTGAAAAAGCATTAAAAGCTTCTCCACATTATAAAACTTATACAACATTGAAAAAAGCGTTAGCAACTCAAGCAAATCATGGAAATTATGGCGATGGTACACAAAAAATGGTTAAGTTTTTAAAGGATGGGTTTAAAATGACTACATCAGATAAAGTTGTAGACGCTGAGTTTGTTAACAAATTAAAATTATAATTCATATGAAAATACTATTAGAACAAGATTTTGACTTAGATGCTGCTTTAAGTGGCGGGAAAACAACAACACCATTGGATGTACGTACTACCGTAGTTACAAAACCTAAGGATAAGCCCGGCGTTAAACCGGTAGTTAAACTAGATCCAAAAATACATAATGATGATACACAAACTACATTTGGAAAACAGTTAGCTGAGCATGGTGAGTTAATTGGCAAATTAATAATAAACGCAATTTATTTTAATAGAGAAATTGCAAAACAGGTAAAAACTTTAGATATCGATGAAAATGCAGTTTATCGTATTTGCACTAAACGGTTAAGCACAGCTATTAAAGCATGTTATGTCGATGTTATATTAAGATTAATATATCCAAATGCAACCATGCAAAAATTAATTGCTAGCAATAAAGATGCATATCAATATTTTTTTAGTAGAAATTATTCAACTATAACATTAAAATCACAAAAGTTCCAAGAAATAGATCCAGAAAATAGCAGCAACGGGTTTATTATACGTGGTATTAATCAAATATTTAACAGTAATACTAGGCCTGGAAATTGGTTTGATTGGGATAGTAAACAAGGAATACAAGTACTTAATAATTTAACAGGCGGGTCTGAAGCATTTAAATTAGCTAGTCCAGCAAACAATAAGTTTATATTAAATATGCAATTTACTGATTCGCAAATACACGAACGTGTTATGGCTATATGGCAAGAACAAATTAAACTGTTTAAAATTAAACCTAAAACAAAATAAATATAAACAACAAGTTATGGCTAAAAATCATTGGCATAGTGCCGGAAGCTCTAAACGAGCTGAAGCATATAAATACGGTTATAAATCAGGGTTAGAACATACAGTTGCTGATCAAATAAAAAACACTGAATATGATTTAAATTACGAGACAGAAACATTAAATTACGTAGTTCCGGAACGCAAAGCAAAATATACACCTGATTTTATTTTTACAAAAAAAGATGGAAATATCATGTACATTGAAACTAAAGGACGATGGACTAGTATTGATCGACTTAAAATGAAACATGTTTTAGCTTCAAATCCAGGTATTGATATTCGCCTAGTATTTCAGACACCTACACAAAAAATTTCAAAAAGTAGCAAAACAACATATGAATCATATGCATTAAAGCTAGGAATTAAACAAGTAGCCAAAAAAAGTATTCCGGAAGAGTGGCTTACAGAATGTGTTAAAACGGGCGAAGAATTAAAAAAACCCAAAACTTTTTTCTAATTAGGTTTGATTCGTAAAATATTTTTAATATATTCATGATAATTAATTTATTTAATTAATAGATTGATTCTTTTATTGAATCGATCGTTAGACCAGGAATGTAATGTATGTGTCTAACTAATATTATTTATATTATTATATTTAATTGGAAAAGAACTAATAATTCATTATATTATATAATGAAGAATCTTAAGTTATTACAGTTACTAGAATCAGTATTAGGTAAAGGTAAATCTACTTCCGGGAATAACATTGCATTTTTCTCTCCTTTTATTTCTCACTACAAGCCAAAATTAGAAATTGATATCAATACTAATCATAACGGCGAAAATCCATGGCATTGTTGGATATCTGAAAAAAAAGGTCGAAGCATTGTTTCATTATTTAAACAATTAAATTTATCAAAAGAAAAGTTTGAACAATTAGCCCGTATCATTGAAACTTCAAAGTATCGTAATCATGATACTACAACAGAAAAAAGTGTTGCAATACAATTGCCAGACGATTATCGACCATTATGGATAAAAAAATTAACTCCTGATTATAGAAATGCAATTTATTATTTAGAATCTCGAGGAATTACTATTTTTGATATTATTAAATATCGAATTGGATATTGCGAGAATGGAGAATATTCCGGCAAAATTATTATTCCAAGTTATGATGGTAACGGCCAATTAAATTATTTTGTATCTAGAGCATTTTATAAGAATGACAAACAAAAACATAAAAATCCTAAAATATCAAAAGATATTATTGGGTTCGAACTGTTTATAAATTGGGCAGAACCTATTATACTTTGCGAAGGTTCATTTGATGCAATTTCTATTAAAAGAAATGCAATTCCATTATTTGGAAAAATAATACAACCCGCACTTCAAAAAAAAATTATTCAAGAACGTGTACGAAACATTTATATATGTTTAGATGCTGATGCTTTAAAAAATGCACTTCAAATTGCTGAGCGATTTATGGGAGAAGGATTAAATGTATATTTTGTAGAATTAAAAAATGAAGATGCATCAGAATTAGGATTTAAAAAAATTACAAATATATTAGCAGATATCGATGTTTTAACATTTGAACGATTAATGCAATTAAAAATGGGAATGATATGGGCATAAAAAAGATTGATATTGGTATTGATAAGATTGATAAAATTTTTCACGTATCAGATATTCATATCCGAACATTAAAACGACACAAAGAATATCGCGAAGTATTTCAGAACATGTTCGACCATATTAATTGTCATTCAACTGAAAATAGTATTGCAGTTGTTACTGGAGATATTGTGCACAGCAAATTAGATATGTCTCCGGAGCTAATTCAGATGCTAGTAGAATTTTTTAATGGATTTACAATACCTACAATTGTTATTCTAGGAAACCATGACATGAATTTGAATAATATGCAGAGAATTGATGCTGTTAGTCCTATTCTAGATGTTATCAATAATAAAAATATCATCTTTATTAAAGATAACGGATTGTTTGAATGCGGCGGAATTACATGGAACCATATGGCGGTTGATGTTGCACCAACTGAATACATTATGGCAAAAGATTTTACTGCATCTTATAAAATTGCAATGCACCATGGTGCTGTAAATACTGCTAAGACTGATATAGGATACCAAATATCAAACGAACATGTAACTACAGAATTATTTGCAGGACATGATTTAACATTGTTAGGAGATATTCATAAACCTGCACAATTTTTAGATGCTGCTCAAACAATTGCCTACCCAGGTTCATTGATTCAACAAAATCATGGCGAAGCATTAGACCATGGAATTTTAGTTTGGGATATTGAATCTAAAAGTGCTAAGTTTGTTGAAATTCAAAATGATTATGGTTATGTTACAATAGAAGTTGATGGGACTACAATTGTCAAGTCTCCGCATCGAATGCCAAACAAACCTAGAGTCAGAATAAAATTTCATGAAACTAGTGCAGCTGACATGAAACGGTTGATTGCAACAATTCGTAAAAAATATGATGTTCAGGACATTACAATACAACGTAGTAATGCAGGACCAGATTCTAATGCAACAGCATCATTTACAATTGGCAATGTACGAGATGTAGAATATCAAAACACGTTAATTACTGATTATATTTCAATTAATCATCCACAAGCAACTGCTGAAGAAACTGACGCAATTAGATATATTAATCGAACAATTAATTCAAAATTACCAGCAGTAGAATCAATACGACATACAACATGGCATCCTATATCATTTGAATTCGATAACATGTTTTCATATGGCGAAGGCAATGTTATTAATTTTGAAAAGTTATCAGATGTATGTGGGTTATTTGCGGCAAATACCTCAGGTAAATCATCACTATTAGATGCAATTACATATACTATATTTGATAAATGCAGTAAAACAGGTAAAGCAAATGAAGTTTTAAACAACAAAAAAACTACGTTTAAAGGCGTTTTCAAATTTGAAATGAATGGTATTCAATATACAATTGAAAGACGTGGCACCAAGAAAAAAGAAAAACATGTTAAGGTAGATGTAGATTTTTATACTGACACTGAAAATTTAAATGGTGAAGAACGAAGTGATACAAACAAATCAATTCGTCGTTATTTAGGCACATATGATGATTTTATTTTAACTGCATTTTCACTTCAAGCTGATAACAATAATTTTATTGAAAAGTCTCAAAAAGAACGCAAAGATTTGCTTTCACAATTTTTAGATATCACTGTATTTGAACAATTATATCAACTTGCTGCTGACGAAATCAAAGAAACTGCCGGAAAATTAAAAACATATAAAAAAACAGATTTCGATATCATTATCAATGATGCTGATACTATTATTACAAATAATCAACAAGATATTACTAACCTAGAAAAAAAGGAAGATATATATCAAGAATCTAGAAATGATCTACAAACTAAAATGTTGCAACTTATTGAGACAAAACAGCCAACGACATACAACGGTCCAGACATTGATGATTTAATACAAGTAGAAACAACACTTACAAAAAAAGTTACACAATTACAAACAGACATTGAATTAGCAGAAATAAATTTAGAAACGGTTGTTAGTAAATATTTAATAATCAAACGAGATATACGAGCATTTAATGAAAATAAACTAGTTACAGAATTAAGATCACTAGAAAAATTTGAAACTGAATTAGAACAAATTGAGTTAACTGTTAAAAAACAACAAGGAATTATAAATGCAAAGCAAGAAAAAATTAATCATCTTTCCGACCATGAATATGATCCGGAATGCAAATACTGTACATCTAACGTTTTCGTACAAGATGCAATTGCGGCTCAAAATACGATTGATACAGATCGATCAATATTAGACGAATTACAACTTAATCAAAAAACTTTAAACAATACAATATTAGAATATGATGCTGTACGTGTGGAGTTGTCGACATTGAACAATTTAAAACAACTACATGAAACAAATCGGTTATCGATAGAAAAACAAGAATTGCAAATTCAAATTTTAGAAAATGATTTACAAACTCGTGAATCTGAATTAGAAACATGTTTAGAGCGACAAGAATTATTTCGTGCTAATGAATCGGCAATTATACATAATAAAACGGTAGATTCGGAAATTGCAACTTGCAAAGAAACAATTGATTCATTAACAAAATTAATAAAACAAACTACAGATACAATTCGAAGTAAACATGGCAAAATTGAAGTTGCTAAAACTACAAAGAAAACAGCAATCGAATCTTTAGACACCTACAAACAATTAGAAACTGAATATAAAGCTTATGAATATTATTTAGATTCAGTTAAACGTGATGGCGTCCCGTATGAATTAATTGCAAAAGCAATGCCAAAGATTGAAGCTGAAATTAACAATGTATTGAATCAAGTAGTTGATTTTAATATGGTGCTTCAAAGTGACGGCAAAAATATCAATGGATATATTATTTATGATGAAGACAATTTTTGGCCTCTAGAATTAACAAGTGGAATGGAACGATTTATTAGCTCATTAGCAATACGCATTGCATTAATCAATGTTTCCGCATTACCTAGACCCAATTTTATTGCAATCGACGAAGGATGGGGAAGTTTAGACGCAGAACATATTTCAGCAGTAGTAAATTTGTTTGATTATTTTCGCACTAAGTTTGATTTTTCAATTATTATATCACACGTAGATACGATGCGAGATATGGTTGATAATTTAATTGAAGTTAACAAAATAAATAATTTTAGCTGTATTCAACACAATTGATATTTATATAAAAGAATATTAAGGTGTAATGCAACGTAAAAAAACAGTTTATAAGGGTTTACAGTTTATCGATGTATGGTATACTGATACATCATTAACTTCGCCTGATTATTTTCAAATTTCTGAATTCCCAACTAGATTAACTGCCGGCAAAAATTTATTTAAATTGCTAGGAAACCCAACAACTTTAAAAGTTGGCGGATATCTTAATCTTGAAATTTTAGATTATAATGGCGATCCAATTTATTATGAAGTTGTTAATTATATTGATGAAGATACAAGTCGAGTAATTGCAATTTATATTTATGAAGATACACCACCAGGCGACTGCACAATAACATTAACTGCTGAAACATTAAATGCACCTCCGGAATGGCAAGGTCGTGCAAACATCAAATGGTCGCGCACTGTACAAGTTAATCCTACTGTAGCAAATGATTCAGAAATTATTTTTGAAACATTGCCAGCAATAACATTATCAGAACAAATTGGCCCGCATTTAGATCGAACATATGCAACAGACCAATTTCCTATATACACCACCGGAAAAATTAAATATTTTTTATTGAATAATCAACCTGCTATTGAAATTAGTGGCGGATCATTCATAAATGATATGACTGCCGGCACAATTACTGTAGCCGCTCCTCAAAATGCAACACCATTACCAACATATACTCCGTCTACGACAGCATATACATCAAGCATTAAAAAAGTATTATCTTCAACTACCGCATTGTTAGATACGGCGTATACGGTATATAGCAGTAAAACTATTTTTCCACATATTTACACAAATTTTGCAAATTCATCATTTTCATTAACATATGAATCAACCCCAACATATACAGAAACACAAAATTCTGAATCATATGCATTAATACAAATTTCAGGCTTACAGCCAGCAACAGGTGATGTTTCTAGAATTAAAACATTCATGAACAATAACGGTACCGTTGGAACATGGGAGTTGATCAATGATGTAGAATTGGTGGAGACGGAAATATTCGTAACTGATACAGCATCATTATTCCCAGATGCATCTATAGGATCATTTACATCACAAGATATTATCGATACATATTGGTCAAGAAATGCTTTTCGAGGCCGTACTATATTAACACCACCAACATTGGTATGGAGTACTGCATCTATTGATAATGCAATGAAAATATCTAGTGCACTTAATTTAGATGCAAAAGATACTGTTTTAAAAATACGATCTGATGCAACCGGTATATTCCAGGAAAATGCATCATATAAAATAACAATAGATGCATTAGGCACTAGATCAGGAAGTGCTGCTCCGGTATTAGCTATATATATGTCAGGTAGTTCATTTTATCAAGATCCAACAGATTATTTTAATCAGGAATTTTCTACAAAATTTGGCAAACGAATAGGAGAATTACGTGTAACTAGTAATAATCAACGTTTTGATGATTATGTATTAAATTTTAATTCTGATTACACCGGTACCGGTATTTTACAACTAGTTGTTGAATCAGGAAATTGGCAAGTTGCTAACATAAGAACTACATCAGATAATGATGCAGGATACACACCTGATTATACTAGAATAAAAAGTTTAGTACCAACTGCACATAAATCAAACAATCAACTTTCATTTAAGATTGAATATTATAATGTTGCTGGAGTTAAAAGTAAACAAATTAATTATAGTTTAAACAACAATTGGCAAGGAGGCAACCGTTACGTAGACGGTGATTTTTCAATGCTTACGGGTTCATTGTATGTTGCAGATTCGTTAGGTAGTGGCATTGAAATAGCCGGTAACACCGGCACTGGTTATATTAGAACTTTAGGATATCAAGGTTTTGACTATGGCGCGCCCGGATTCCTAATGTGGTCGGGATCAGCACTACCTGGAAAAACATCTAAAGGAAATCCATATTCAGGTGTTGGATTAGAATTATATCAAGATACTAACAACTATTTTAGATATTCAACATCAGACAGTGAATTAGATATACACACCTCAAAATTCTTTTTGGGTGGCACAAATCAATACATAAGTGGTAGCGGCGGCAAACTTGCAATATCATCTTCTAATTTTTATTTAAGTGCCTCTGGTGATGTAACAATGACCGGAAAAATAACTGCAACATCAGGTAGAATTGGCGGATTTGAAATAACTCAAGATGCAATTACAGGCTCAGGATTTTTCTTGTCAGGTTCTGCAACTGGTAATGGTTTCTTTATAAGTTCAAGCAAATTCAATGTAAAAGCAAATGGCGATATAACAGGAAGCAATGTGTTGTTTACTGGAGGCAAAATAGCCGGATTTACAATTAGTGATAATACTTTATCCAACGCAAACAATTTTTATATATCAGGTGCTGCCTCTGGAAATGATTTCTTTATTTCATCTTCAAAGTTTAATGTTAAAGCTTCGGGAGATGTTACTGGTTCACAAGTATTGTTTACCGGAGGTAAAATTGGATCATTTACATTAACTAACAACGCATTAAGTGCAGGATCTACGTTTTTAATATCAAGTTCAGTAGATGTATCTAATTTAAGTACAGCATTTTTTATAAGTTCAAGCAAATTCAATGTTCGACAAGATGGCACAATATCTGGGTCTCAAGTATTGTTTGACGGAGGTAAAGTTGGCGGATTTACAATTGATTCTTCAAAAATTACTGGCACAAACATTGTAATAGATAGTGCAGGCTCAATTCAAACGTCTGATTATGCATCTGATTTAAAAGGATGGAAAATTTCTGCCGCAGGAAATGGATCTGCAGAATTTGAAAATGCAAAAATTCGAGGAACGTTAGCAACCACTGTATTTGAAAAAACATCAGTTAATGCAGTTGGAGGACAATTATATGTTGCAAATTCAACTACATTAACAGGATCAAGTTTTGCAGGAGCAAGTCCAAATGGTAATTATACTCCTACGCAAACAACAATGTCTGTAGAAAATGTTACAGGATTCGAGACTGGAGAAATACTTACTGCTAAAAAGTTTAGTGGTACCGGATTTGCAACAGAATATTTATATGTAAATTCAGCATCTAGAGATGGAGTAGGCGACACGGATTTAACGGGTAGACTATATGTAACTAGAGCATATGGAAATGGACTTACAGGAAATTCGGCATCATTAGGAGAATCACCTAGCGCAGCTCAAAGTTATTCAGGCTCGCAAGTAATTGTGTCAACCGGTAAATTAAATACTGGATTCATTCGTATTAATGCTAATCCAAATGATACAGCAACTCCATATATTGACATTGTTGAAAGAACCGGTAGTGGAATTTATGATGTTGCACTAAAAGCTCGTTTAGGT